AATCAATGATGAAGGTTTGTAAGCTCTTGTGTGTTCTGAAGGGTTTTGATTTTGTAATACTTGTTGTTTTACTACGAACAATGCTCCTTTTGGTGAAGTTAAAAAGTCTGATGTTGCTTGAAGTGCTTGTTCTCTTCCTTTAACTTCTGGTGGTGAAGTATCGGTGTCGATATCTGGTCTTGGTAATTGAGTTAATGGTGAAGAATTAGAATCAATCGATTCAAAGTCTCCAACTTTCTTGTATTCAAAACTTGTTAAATCTGATAATTTATCTACTAATGCCATTCTATGTTGTTACTCCTCCACCACTTAATGAATCCGTTGTGAATAATCTACTATTTAATTCATTCGTAACTGATTTCTTTGTATTCATTGCCGTATCTTCAGAACTCTTAGATATTTTACTAACAAGAACCGATATACCTTAAACTGCTGCGAGTATTAGTGCTCCATAACCAAAACCTCTTACGAGTCCTCCAGCAGCACTTCTTGTTCGTGTTGCTTGTAGTGATTTTAATTTTGATTCTGCTTGTTGATATGATTTAGAAGTTGGATTGTGAGCTGCCATTACTGCTTCCAAACCTCTTATATCACTAAATCCAATACCATCAAAACGAGTTAAAGTTTTTAAATATGATATTCCCTGAACACCCAATCTTGCTCCCATTATTGCTGCTAAACCTGCCATAACGAAAGTTAAATTTCTCATAGCGTCCGTGTTCTGTTTCATATCAGAATTTTTTATTTCCATTTCACCAGATGCTAATCTGTTTAATTCTGAAACCGTTATACCTAATGCACCAGCCAATGACTTTCTTTGAATTACATTCATTCTTTGTAATTCCTCTTCACTTCCAATTTGCTTGACGATTTCATTTTGTAATTCTGCCATTTTACCCATCATTGCAAATTCTCTTGCACGATTTAGATTTAATTCCCTACCAATCAATAATGATGCTTTTAGTTCATTTTCAATACTACTTTGGAAATCTAATATATTATCTGACACCTTAAATACGGTATCTAATGATATTCCCAATTCTCTTGCACGAATTGCTGCTTCACCAATGTTTTGTCCACCATCTTTTGCGAATTGTGCAAATTGTTCCGTATTGTTTGCTATATCTTGGAATACATCTGCTGGTAATACACCTCTTAGTGATGCGCTTCTAGCTATTCCTTTTTGAATATTAAGTGCGGTGTCTTTTGTTGCACCTGATATATTAACTTGTGCTGCTAATATTTTTGCTTGGTCTTTTTCGTCAACTCCAAATCGTAAACGATTTAATCTCATTGACAATAGGGTTCTCATATTTGCTTGACCCAAATTACCAAATGCTTCTCTTATTCCTTCAAATGCACTACCTGCAAATAATCTCTTTGCGGTATTAGCAACACTCATAGATTGGAAACCTTGTTCCATTCCAATACTAAACATCTTAGTAGTTGCTGCAAATGCAGCTATACTAACAAATGCACTTGTAAGTCCACCAGCAAAAAGATTACGAACTGCTTTTTTAGACTTAGAAACGTCTCCTCTCGAGAACATTTGGTTTAAAAACCCGCCACCAAATTCACCACCTACATTTTTAAAAAACTCTCCAGAACCTCCTCTGGACATTTCAGTTCTGAATCCTTCTGACATTTGTTTACCTAAATCTCCAGTTCCTAAAACATCAGCCAACATACCACCAATACCTGGTATTTGTCTAATGAAACCATCAATAGAACTACCCATATTTTCGTATAGTTTTGCTTGTGCGTTTACTTCACGATTAATTTGTTTCTGTATGTTATATTCTTGTTTGAGTTGTTGAACAAACTTGACTTGGTCTCCTAAACCTTCAGCGATTAGTTGTCTTTCTAATTTGTGTAAGTCAACTGTGTTTAATTGTTCATTGGTAAGTTCTTTACGATTTTTGAAGATGTCTTTAGTTTTATCCAAAACATCAGATAGAGCTTCTCTTTGTCTTTCAGTAGACCTACTATATTCAGCTTCTAAATTTTTGAGTTGTTTAGTATAATCAACAACATCTTTTAAACCTCTGTTGATGTCATTAAAGTTTTCTGCTGTTTGTTTAAAGTCTACTTTAGCCATTTTTTTTCTTGTTGATTATATTAGAATATTAGATAATTAACTTACTTACCAAAAGCACTATTGTCATATGCCTTTTTAAATTCAGGGTCTGATTTTAGTTTTCTTTCAATATCTTGTTGAATTTCTTTATCAAGTTGTGCGATTCTATCTAAACTCTTTTTTATGACTGGGTCATTTTGTATTTTTTTAAGAGTTTTTTTAGCACCTTTTCTTGCATAGGCTTTCATTAAAGAACCTAAAAATTCTGCTATAATATTGACATTTTCTGTTTTGAGTTTTGACATAGTTTTCCTTAAATTATCTCAATAATAAATATCAAAAAGTTTAATTTTTGAATCGTGAGTTCTTATTAAGTTTATCTAATTCTTCTTGTTCTTGTTTTTTTGCCTTTATCATTAATTCCATATACTTTCGTCTTAATGGTATAGGCATATTATAGATTTCAGAATAAGTAAAACCTTGTCCGTAGTAGACTATGTTGAAGAGTTCTTCGTGATTCGCCGGTCTATTACTCACCGGCTGGCCAAAAAAATTCCAACCCTAATGGAACATCGACCTTAACTACTTTACCTGTTCCCTCTGTTTCATAATCAAATGACATATCAATATCTGGTGTTACACTTACAACATACTTTCTATATGCACGAGTATCTAATGCTAAAAATTCATTATCGACAAAATTATCAATAACTTTTTGGTCGGTGTTTCCATCTACTGATATTAATTGGTGTTTAATTCTTGTGGTTAACTCTGATGAAATTCCTGTTAGTTTCTCAACTTTTTCTAACTCTTTTAGTTGTTTATCAATTTTCTTTTCATCGTGTCCGTCCAATAACTTAAATTCAACAAGTCTTTTTGAATTAGGTAATTCAAATGAAAACTTATTTTCTCCAGACTCAAAAACTTTACTATCAATTTTCTTTTCAGTTAGTTTTGACAAGTCTATTGATGTTTCAACTTCTTCATTAGTTTCTGGGTCTGTTAATGAAACATTGTATTGTGAACCATATCCTAAAATACGAGTTCCTAACATTAATGCGTTTTTATCACCAACTAATAAATCGTCTAATTTAACTCCTGGTGTTACGATTACACTTTCTAATAATCTTTCAATTACTTTACCTTGTGCAATAAGGTTTGTGGAAGTTAAGATATCTTCCTCTTTTGCTGTCATATACTTGACATCGATTGTTCCACTACGCAAAGGACTATCTTCGGGATACAATAATCCCTTTGAAGGTAAAGATAGAACTTCAGTAGGAAAACCATACTGATTTTCAGCCATTGTTACTCCTTGATATTATTAAGATTAATAACTTATTTTTTACTCATTATCTTTTCAGCACCTGCGATACCGAAAGAACCTAATGTTATGAATACAAATGAATTGTAAACCATATCATTTATAACTAAATCTTTTCCGACTATTCCTGTTCCTAAATCAACTACTGCAAATAATGTCATTACTGCAAATGATGCGAAACCGATAATTGATTTTTCATTGTAATCATTGTCGTCTTTAAAAACTGCCCACATTTTAAATCTCCTTAGAATTGAAGTATTGCGTAGTCATATTGTAGAGTTAGTGCGATATCTGCTACTTCTGATGATGCGAAATCTAATTCATTGAAGTTTGCTTCTGTGATGAATGCTCCTTTCAATGTCCACTCTTCTACTTTATCTCCGACTGGCCCCAATACATTAAATGTAATATCTTTTTTATAGAAATCTGAATATCCGTCACGACCTGTTACTGATTCGTGATGTAGTCTTACCCACTCTATAACTGATTGTGCTCCTGATGGAACGATTGGGTCATATAAAGTGATACTAATAGGTTGCCAAGTTGCTTTACCTTTTACATATCTTTTTGTATTGATATGGTCTAATGTGATTGTTTCAAACTGAATACTTGGTCTTGCCATTGTTTTAACAAGATATGCAGGTATTCCTTCAATCTCCATAACGAACCTATTTTTAGTTTTCGGTTCAAATGGTGTAAAAAATATATCGTTTGGGTCTAATAATGCCACTTTATTTCTCCTATAAATTAACTCAGTAATAAATATAACAAAATCAAAAAAAGTGATTTCCATTTGGAAAATATTTTAATATAATTTTTAGAAGTTTTTTTGAAGTTTTTACTTGACATTGTCATTTTTTATTTGTATATTATAGTATGATTGATGAAATAATATGTGAAGAATGTGGTGTTGAAATAGACGGCTTTTTCCTTTGTGATGATTGCGAAGAAGAAGTTTACGAAAGAGATAACCACGAAGAAGACGAAGAATAATTTAAAAAAAAGCTTGACTTTTACAAAAAGAATTAGTAAGTTAATATATGATTGATAACGATATAAAGGAAAATGAAATGATTGAAAATAATGAAATAATTACAACTGATACCGAAGGTATTTATATGAGAGATTACCAAGATACTTTGGTAACAAGAGAAATCCCAAATAATTATGGGTATTATAATGATGCTGGTGAGTATGTAGAAAATGGAACATTTACTATTACTCATTATAGATATGCACACAATCCTATGGAATTGTATGAAGCAAATCAAAATCAACCAAGATTAAATCTTGAAAATTACAACAATACTACTCCTGGTGAAGTAGCTCTTTACAAGGGTATTCCTATGGAATTTAGATTTAATCCAGTTATTAGAGAAATGATGATGACTGGTAATTATAGAATTAGGTATCGTGGTGGTAGTAAACCACAATATGGTTATCGTAGAAGTCAATACAATACCATAGCAGAATACGCTGATACCTTTGCGATTTATCCAAAATAGGTGTTAATATCGTAATCGGAAGAACCTATTGAGTTGTGGGTTTTCGGTGACTACTTATTTGGAACCGAAGGGTTATGTAGGGTTTCACGACATTAGAAACAACCCTTGTGAGTTAGGTGGTTAAACTCTCAAATTTTTCTTTCAGTCATATCATAACAAAAAACCCCCAATTTCTTGGGGGTTTTTCTTAATCAATATTCCTATTATTCTGGGAATGCTGCTCCTGTTGGTTGAACTACAAAGTCCAATACAATAAATTCAGCTGTTCTTGTAGGTTGGATAAATATCTGTCCTACTAATTGATTTCTATCAACAACATCTGGTGTGTTGTTAGAATCGTCCATTACTACTCTGAAAGCAGTTAGACCTGAATTTGCTTGTACTTGTTCAAGATATGGATTCACAATGTTTAGGAATCTGTTTCTTGTTGAACTTGTATTTTGTTCAAACACTAAGAATCTTGATGTAGAAGCGATGAACTTTCTCAAGTTAATCAATAATCTTCTTACATTGATTCTGTCCAATGCACTTGGTTTACCTTGAAGTGTTTTTTGTCCGAACACTACTACACCTTGACCTGGGAAAGAAGCAATTGGATTTACACGATTTTCATATAAATCATCTCTTTCTGCGTTGGTTAGTCTTGTTTCAGCTTCCAATACTTCTGTTAAACCACCACGATTTAGACCTGCTGGTGCGAACCACTCTTGTCCGATTCTATCGTTGTTTGCGTAAACACCTGGAAGAACTACTGAAGGTGGAACCCAAGTTGGTCTACCTTTCACACTATCCAAGATTTTTACCCAAGGGTGATAAGTACCGACATAATTTGAATCAAGTGTTTTTACATTGTCTATTGCTTGTTGAATTGTTGCACCATATGGTGAACCATCAAGAATAAAGAATGCGTCTGCTCTATCTTCAACTTTGTCTATTGCGTGATTTGTTACACTTGGGTGAATTGAGTGAATAACACCTGGTGTTGCCAATAAGTTGATATCAAATTCATCTGGATTTGAGATAGCGTTGATTGCTCGTTTGTATCCTAATGTTCCGTTTGATGTTGATGTACTTAAATCAAAACCTTGTGTATTTCCTGCTGTAATATTTGTACCAGTTTTTCTTTCTGTTGCTGGGTTTGAACCATCAAAACCACCTTGGAAAGGAACTTGGAACTTCAATTGTTGGAAAGCAGAACCACTTAATGATAGTTTTACTGCTCCAATAGTATATCTACTACCCAATACTGATGCGTCGTTATTACCATTAAAGTCTTCCAAACTCATAGTTACATTATTACCTGAACTCGATACACTTGGTAATGGACCTAAGTATTCTGTACTATTTGAGTTTGCAAAGTCAAATCCATAGTAAACATTTCTATCATATGTTCCTCTTGAATTAACCTGACCTAATGATGCTGATATACCACCTTGAAGTGATGCTGTTGGAATTGACATTGAACCACTACCTGCTAATGATGCTAAACTTGTGTTGTGTGGTAATGCCACTGCTCCGAATCCCATAGGAACTAAATCCTTTGAAATACCTGTTAAATTAGAATAACTGGAAATATAAATGTATTTAGATTGATTTGGGAAATCACCATTGTAAGTAAGTTTACCATTTGAATCTATTGAAACATTTCTATCACCGATTACTCTTGGTAGGAAATTTGTTGATTCTTCGTCAAAATTTAGATTTTGGAAGTTTTCTAAAATTGTTCCGTCATCATTTTGACCTGGGTTATTTACAATCACTTGTAAACTAAATGAACCATAATCAGAACCTGGAACATCTGCTGGTCTTTTAACATCAGAAATACCGATTCTGTATTTTGAATTTACATTTGTTCCGTGTGAACGAGTGCTTACTCTAAATAAGTCTGTTCTTGCGGAATTTACTAATTGTGATTGAATAGGTGGTGTTGCTGCAGACTTGTAATCAAATGAAAAGTTTTCATCTGAACCAGTAGCCACGGTAACACTATCACTTGTACCCATTAAATTTTGTGTTGCTAAGAAGTTTGAGTATATGTAAACATCTTTATTAGCGTCTTGAGCATCTTCACTAAATACATTACCAATGTAGTTTGCTGAACTTGAATTAAATGACAATGCATATGAAGTTCCATTGATTGCTAATGTAAATGAGCTTTTAGTTGCTCCGTCTGTTAATAATATAGAACCAGATGTTGTTAAGTCTAATGTATCTGGGTCTGCTGCACCTCTTGAAGGTTTTAGTGTAGCACCTACGAAGTGTCCGTTTGAACCACTAATACCAATTGAGATTGTGTCGTTTGCATATCCACCTAATCCTAAAACACGAACGATTGTTACTGCTCCTGCACTACGAAGATATTGTTTCGCAGTGAAAGGAACATAAAAGTCCTGTGATTCTTTACCAAAGATTTCTTCAAACTCACCAAGATTTCTAATCAAAGTTGGAACGAATGCTGGGCCTTGTTGAGTTGGGCCAATTAATGCTGCTCCGATTTCTGATATTCCTTGTGGTAAGAAAGATAAATCTTTTTCTCTGGTAAATACTCCAGGACTTACGATTCTTTCTGCCATTTTATTTCTCCTAATTAGGTTATGTCGTAAGTATAAATATCATTTAAAAAACTCAAAATATACTGATGAACCTATATTTTTTATTTTGTTGGTGTGAAAACACCAGTGCTTGGGTCAAGATTACCTGGCCCATATTTTTTATTTAAATCATTAACCAATTCTAACTCAGTTTGATTTAATTGAGTGTATTGTGTTTCTAAACGAAGTTTTTCATTAGATATTTGTTCTAATCTTTGTTCCGTTTGTATTCTTGAAACTTCCAATGCACCTAAACCATTACGAACATTATCATAACCTTGTTGTAGTTCTTGTAATGATGTTAATTCTTCTTGAGTGAATTTAATTTCTTTTGATTTTTTTGCCATTATAACTCCTGTTTTGGTTTAATAATAAATATAAAGTTATTTGTTCAAACAATCACATTTTTGTTTGATTTCATCAACTTCTTGTTTTAATTCTTTGATTGATTCAATCAATAATGGAACGATTTTTTCATATTTAACTGCTAAGTAT